TGTATGCTTTCCAAGCTTCGTTAAGATCTTCTAATTTGTGATCTTCATAAACTTTTGTTTCATCTACATTAACTGGAACGCCGTTTGCTCCCAAATATCTTCTGAGGCTGAGGTCAGCAGGACTCCCCAATGTGCCTTGATATTCTTCAGGTTCGCCAGCATATTCATCGCCACTGTTAGCAAATCCTTCTTCTTCAACTGGAGCGTTGCCTTGTAATTGGTTTAACTGCTCTGGAGTTACCAATGCAATTAACGCTCTCATGCCTTCAGTCTCGTCCATTACTGGCTGTTCTTCAATCTCTGTTGGCTGTTCTTCTTGCACTGGTGTGTCGTATGGGGACTTTGTCACTCCTGCTAGTTTGATTAAGTCTTCTAAGTTCATTTTTTCACACCTTATACTTTGTATTCTGTATTCAATTCGCCTGTTGGCTGAGCTTTAACAAACTTGTCAACAAACTCGTTACCATAATGTTCACTGTGATCTACTTTTTCTGCGTCACTGTAATCTGCGTCGGCTAGTACGCTCTTTGGATCTTCGTCATCATCTTTGATTTCATCATTCCAAAGTTCTTCTGATTCATTCATATTGTTTATTATAATACTGCCTTCACTACAACCACAAATTCTTGCAATTTCCTCTTGTAGTGCATTGGGAGTTGCTGGTAATTTTAATTCCATATCACAAATGAAAACTTCATTTGGACCTACGTCACCAAATCCTCTGGGCTTGCTTTGCATGATTGTTTTCTTACATGCACTCATGCTTTCCATATTATATTTTTTCATATGCGACTCAATTCTGTCCATATGCTCATCTGAAATCTCGTTAATACTACGAAGTCTAAACTTGTAGCTTTTCTCAGATTCTGCTAGATATTGTTTCAAAGTTTTCATCGCTTCTTCCTTCATTGTAATTATTTATCCGATTTATTCATTTTATCAATGACTGCATTTATCAAACTATTACGATCTTCGAACTCTTCTGCTTCGCCTTGAATAGCAGTATCTCCGCCTTTTGATTTAGCTTCTTGTGCATCAAATTTGGCTTTTTGCAGTTGTAGTTGTACCATCTTTAGTTTTTTGTCCATTTTTGCTGTTTTAGCAGTGATAGCATTGGTCATCATCTTACTTGCTGTATCAAATACAGCCGCGGCATGCCTATCTTCAACATTTTGTCCAAGATCCATGAGATCCTGAAAGGCATGCATTGCTTTATCAGCGTACTTGTCCATGTCAGCATCTAGTTGTTCTAAATCTCTTACCATTGGCAATGCGGCATCAATTTTATCTGCTACATCTAATTGTTGTTGTAGTTGTGCAATATCCAATCCAGTCTCTTCCTGTTTGATAGGCTCATCTATTTGTTCATTTGCTGGTGGCAGATTAAATACATCTTCTATTTTATTAGTCATGGTTTATCTCCAGTATGATAACATGCGAGTTGAATTTTGTAATAAGGATTTTTTTCATATTTTCCCCAGTTTTGTCCAGCAATGAACTCACTACATTCTGTTAAAGTCATTGGTTGTTGCTGTACATATTGATTACCAATGTACTGCCATTCTCCTGAAGACGTTTGTCCCCATAATGAAACTACTAAAACTACCATATCTGTTAAATTCATTTGCGTTTCCTTTTCTTAGGTTGGTTGAATAATTCATTTTCAGTGAGTACTCTAAATCCAACTCCCTGTCTTTGTGCAAATACTTTTGCGGCTTGCCACTTTGCTTCATTTACAATAGCCGCCGCTTTTTGCATTGGACTCTTAGCATGTGCTAGTGTTTGTCCTGCAGGTTTAATTTCTATAAATTCAGCTTTTCTAGCTTTGTCCTTATCTTCATATACTATAAAAAAATCTGGAACATAATGTGTGTTCTTACCAGTAGCTGGATTTCTATATGGTATACGATGACTTTCGCTAGCCCATGCAAGTATATTAGGGTGTGTATCTAATAAACGCATAAACTTTAATTCCCACCCACTACGATATTTTGGGCGATGTTTGCCTACATACTTACGTGGATTTCTGACTTCATATATACCCTGTTGAAATTTATTTGCCATTCTAGTAGTATTTATCGATACTATTCTTCGGGCAACATTCCTTCGATAGCCCCGCCAGCTACACCAGGCGGTGGGTTATTTGGCACAACAAAAGTTTTACCACCTATATTTCTAAGTGATTCTTTTGCTTGATTGTATACACCGTTGAACACTCTCTGTCCAGTTTGAGTCTGAGATAATGCTAGTGCCGCGGCTCCTAATGCAAGTCCTGGTCTACTTGATACTTTGCTTGCAATATCACTAAGTAGTCCTTGTCTTGTAGCTTGTGTTTCATTAATAAACTCTTCTCCAAGATTACCTATGTTTACATGCTCAGGCTGAAATTGTGCAGTGTAACTAGAAGTACCGCTAGATGCGTAATCAAATGTAGTGTGTTGTATTTGTGTAACCATACAGTTAAACAATGTAGTTGTTCTGCCACCTTGGGCAGTATCTTTGTTATGTATTCTTATTTCTTCAAAAAAGTGTCTAGCATTTGCTGGTATAGTTTTGGCGCCAAATTCATGTCCTGCACCTGAACTAAACTGTTCATCTAACGTATTGTATCCGTTAAAATTACCACTTCCCATTTCGTGTCCTTGGAAGTAATGATTACCGTATGCTTTTAATAGTGTTTGAAATTGATTGTCTTTGGTATCATAAAATACAACATTCATAGGACCAGGAGTCATTCTCGTTGGTACTTGTCTTATTCTGTTGTATTGATTAACTGGCATCAAGCCGTAGTCAAAGTCTGGCATTGTTACACTTACTACTCTGTTAAATGTAAAGTTTCTGCCAAAGCTATCGTCTTCCATAGCTACGTTTTCATTAAGTAAGAATTGTATGCTAAAATTGTACGACAGTCTCGGAGTTTTGACCATTACTGGATCATCTGCTCCGAAATGCTCTGCGGCGGCGTTATATGGGCCGGTATTACTAGTTAATCCCATTTATGCTACCTTAGTTAAGCCTGTGTACCACCGCCAGTTGCGTTACTTACTGTCTGATCCTGATCAGCGCCTGTTAGTGTTGCATTACCTGCGGCATCAAAAATTTCTGCGTTGTCGTATCTTATACCTACTGTTACCTGTACTTGATCACTGCTAGCATATGCCATGTCGCCATAGCTAATATTTGCAATGTAACATCCTGCTAGTTCAAACTTATCCAATACTCCTGGTGTTGGACTTGCGCCATCTAATGTTTCCATAATGGTTTGGAACTTATAGCTTGCACCTGCTCTTGGACCACTTTGGTTAGCGTGATCAACTTGTCTATTCAATTGATTGTTTAATTCTCTTAGCACTACGCTGTCTACATCATCTCTTAATACAACAGACACTGTGTCCCAAGTATGCTTACCTGCAAGGTAAATTCTTGAGTTGTATGCATCTAACGGAATTTCATCGTGTGTCAATGCGGGTCTTGTTGTACTAATAACACTTCTAGTAGGAGTAGCGGTGAACCCTTCACCTACGAACGTCACTCTAAAACGATACTGTAGTTTGGGCATGATTGTTGTGGTGTTTCCTGAATTGTCTGGAACCCCTAATGTTGTAATAACTGCCATTTCGATCTCCTCATAATACCGGCTAATTGTATTTATTAAAAACCGCCAAAAAAAATGGACCACACGAAGCAGTCCATTAAGTATTCAGTTAATTTTTATTAGTTTGTTGAGTTTAGTGTGCCTGTGTTAACCAATCTAATTGGAACGTAGATAAATTCTGCCGCTTTTGCTGGTTCAATAGCAACATCAACATAAAATTCATTACGATCAATTCTTGCTGGCGTATTGTTTGTTTCATCACAAACCACTGCAAAGTCGTTAAGTCCTCGTCTACTTAGAATGTCTGCAAGGAATCTTTCAAATACAACTTTTGCTCTAGCTCTAGTTTGTGCATCATTGATTTCAAACAAGAACGGACGAGCAATCTCATCAAATCTTTCTCTGAGATAAGCAACCAAACGTGCAACATTAACTCTGTCCAAACTACTAGTACTAGGATGTAGAGTTTTCTGTCCAAATACTATTGTACCTTGTCCAGGAAATGTTGTAATTGGATTCAGCTTTGCTGTATACATTGCATCACGTTGTCCTTGTGTAAGGCTAATTGCTTTAAATTCACCTTCTGTAGTCAAATGTCCAACTGCACTTGCGTTTTGTACAACACCTCTTGTAGTTCCTGCTGGAGCAAACCATTGGAAACTAATGTTGTCGTTGTAAGCAATAGTGTATAGTGCCATATGACTTGGAGGAACAGTTACAGTCGCACCATTTAATGGTTCTGTAGTTTGTCCTGCTGGATAGTAAACTGCACTGTATGTGTTTTTAGTTACTAGTCCATCTTCGCCGTTTTCACTTGCACTGTTACTGTTGTTTACCCAAGTAATAACATCTGTTGGATTCTTACGCATTGGTGAATCAATAACAATAAATGCTGTCTCACCTCTATCACTGTTTAGTGTAACCATTTCGTCAACTAGTTCTGGATAGTTTGGTGAAGCAATTAAGCTGTACTTGTACTGTGGATCTCTGAGATCTGTACCAGTAATAGCCGCTTGCATTGCAGTTGCAATAACACCACGTTGTGCATATCTGCCAAAACGTCCGCTACCATCTGCATGATTACCTGAACCATTTCTCCAAGCTGTACCATTCCAAGCACGAACTGTATTTTTACTTTGTGCCATGTTTACAACTAACATACCTGCTGGATAAACTGCCGCATTTGGTGCGCCTGCAATTGGTGCGCCGCCACCTGCTGTATCATCGATATCTGCAAACAATACACCTGTATTGGTTGTTTGGTCTGTGTTATCATGTAATACCCAAGCAGTGTTACCTGTGTTTCTTACATAAAGTTTTGGATATGCTCTTTCGTTAGCTTGGTTTTCAGCGGCTAATGTTGTATCTACCCATACATCTCCTGCACTTGCACCTGTTGGTTCTGTTGATGAATATGTTGCACTAGTGGGTGCATATGCACCACCTGCTACTTTGTATAGATCCAAACTGTTGATTGTGTTATCAAACCAGTAAGTGCCACTTGCTACTGTAGCAGTCGGTGTTGCATCTTGTGCTAACACTGTAGTTGCACTTAAATCGCCAACTATACCGCCTGTGATAATTTCTCTAAGAATAATAGTAGCTTTGGTGTTTGCTTGTTGGTCTAACAAGTATTGACCTACTACGGCTGTACCAGTTGCTAATGCAGTTACACTTGATCCATCTTGTGGAACAAAGTCTGTAATAGCGCCAGCACCATCTGCTTGAGTAGTACTAATACCTTGTACTGTTGCACCTACAAATGAAGTACCGTCATGTAAACTTAATGCTAGATTCAAACCATTACCTGGTCTTGTGGTCTTAACCCAAATATCGTTATTAGCAGGACCTGCTGGAGCACTATAATGTTCGTCATATGTTACAGCTTCACCACCACTTAGTGCGGCATCACTGTCTAGTATTTCCCATGCGCCACCTACACCATAAAAGTATTCAATACTCATTTGTCTTGCTGGACTTGTTGATACTTCATTATCAACATGTACTACAACTAGGAATGTTCCGTTTGTTGTGGCACTTGCGGCTGTAGCTGGTGTATGTACATCACCTACAACGTCTGTACCGTCATCTACGTTAACTTCAACTGCTGGAATTTTGTTAACCCACTTACTAGAAGCATTATCGTATTGATGGATACCAAATTTACTAGCATCTGTATCTAACCATAATGTATTTGCTGTACTATAACTCGCAACTGGTGCGGTTGTACTTGCTTCTAATTGACCTAAATTTAAGTCTGCTCTAACGACAAATGCTTGGCTACCTTGTCCAAGATAACTATATGCCGCCATAAGACCATATTCACTGGTCTCACTACCTTGTACTACACTAGATCCGCTTGTGGTAAATGTTGGGTTACCAAAAAATTGTGTTAATTCTCTCTGACTTGTTACTTTAACAACTTTGCCAGCTTGAGCACTTTTGGTGAACTTTGCAATTCCGTCAGCTTCACTTCCTGTAGGATCTGTTTTGTCCTGACGTGTTGCAACCATTAGTAGTGGTACTGTACCGGCGCCCGGAGCACCGTATGCACTTTCATCTACTACTGATACATTTACACCAGGGGATACTAATACTGCCATGTCTTTCTCCTTATAAAAGTATTTGCTTCTAGTAGTATTTACCTGGACCACTATATATCAGGGTGGTTATGAGAGTTAACCTAGTAGTTAATGAATTAGTCAAAAAAAATAGGACCCGAAGGTCCTATTTTGAGGGGGGATATTTGGTTATTAAGCAAACATCTTTGCTCTGCTACCATTTACATCACGAGCAGTAATGCTATATCGTGTTGCGCCTGTTGTAGCAATATCAGTCTTGACGTTAAGTCCAGCTGATTTCATTTCGCTCATTCTAGCAGGAAGTTGCTGAATGCCAAACCTTGCATTTGCGTCTTTCGCAGTCAAAGTTTTACCAGTACCTCGTAGATAAGTTTCTAGGAAAGTCTTCTGGTTAGTTTTAATTGTAGTAAAAGCCATTATTGCCTCCAGTTTTTTAAAATCAACTTAAGGTGTTTCCCTAAGTTATTCATGCAGTATAGCACCACATAAATTCGTTGTCAACCTTTTTTATCCCCAATCTTTAAAATCTCCAGCATCTTCATTGTCATTATACCCTTTGGTATATGCAGTGATCTCAGCTGGTGTCATCATTTCCATTGGGATACAATCGCTCTGCATACTAGCGCCTGTATAATAGTGTGGTTGGAAACCTCTTCGGTAGTAGCTGTCTGCCCCACCTCGGTCATATGGACCGCCATGTCTATCATCATACTTCATTTATATTCTCCACATCTGCAAATTTTACAACATAAGTTTTTGGTTTACCATCTACTTTGGAATCTTCAACTTCCATAAGTTTGGTGTTCAAGTCACGAGCAACAATGGCTCCAGTGCTTGTATAATCTCCAATTTTCTCAACTGGTATGTCTGCTAAACTGTACATACCTCCCGGACGACCAAATGTATCCAGTGGAATATTTTTTACTGTAAAGGTGCATTCATATCCTTTACCAACTTCAAGTGTTTCGGGTGTAATCATAACTTACTCCTATCCAAAAAACCATATTAACAATGCACCAACAACTATCCAAGGTGCATACTTCCATCCAATTTTTATTGCGCCAAATACTACTGCTAGAAACACACCAACAGTGACGCCACCAATAATGAGAGGTTTTAAAACTTCCCATGCAAGGTCAAAATCTCCGCCCATTATGCAGAGACCTTAACTATACCAAGTTTAACATCATCGAATACTTTTTGCAAGGCTTGCATTATCCATT